TGGATCGAAACTAATGTTGATGCAGGTGCTGGTGGATCTGGTGCAGGTAATGGTGCTGCTAGAACTGATGGTACTCAAAGAGCTTTTACTGAAGATCAGTTAAAAGGTGTTTTGAGAAGTTGTTACAATGAAGGCGGAAACCCTAACATGATTATGGTTGGTGCTTTCAATAAACAAAAACTATCAGGCTTTACTGGTGGATCTACAAGATTTGACGCTGCTGAAGATAGAAGATTAATTACTTCTATTGATGTATATGAGTCAGATTTCGGAACTATGCAAGTAGCTCCAAACAGATTCATTAGAGGTGCTAATGCTACTGCTGCTAAAGTAGGTCAAGATGCTCTTATATTAGAGATGGACTACTGGGCAGTTTCTTTCTTAAGAGATTTTGCTTTGCAAACTCCAGCTCAGACTGCTGACGCAGATCAGAGATTTATGGTTGCTGAGTACACTCTTGAGTCAAGAAATGAAAAAGCAAGTGGAATGGTTACAGACTTAACTACTTCATAATAAATAATTTGTGGTGGGGGAGAAATCCCCCATCATATTTAATCAACAATTTTGTTTGGTCTTTGAAGATTTATTTAAAGTCGGAACGAAGCAAATAAAAAGGATAAAAAATGAGAACATTAAACGATTATTTTATAACAGCTGAAATTGAAGATGTATCAACAGCTTCATCAACTTTTGTTGCTATTCCTGATGGCGGAAAAGTAGTTAAAATTATAACTGCTTTACAAGGTGCTATTTCAGGTGGAGATGCAGCAATCACTTTTGAAATTGGTGGTACTGCTATGACAAATTCTGCTATTACAGTTGCCAACTCTGGTTCTGCTGCTGGTGATGTAGATACATCTGAGCCAAGTGCTGCTAACAGAGTAGAAGAAGATGGAACTATCGAAATGATTACTGATGGTGGTTCTACTGGAACACAAAAATTACTTGTTACATTTGTAATTAGAAGATAATAAACCAAAGGGGGATCTTGCCTAGCGGTATTTCCCCCTAATTAATTAGGAGAAAAACTATGAGTTTTAATTATGGATTAAGACCTACTACTCATCAAGGAATAACAAGCACAGGTACAAGTTCACAATCAAGTGCTTTTGGTTCTCAAACTGAATATGTAAGAATAGCAGCTACTGCTGATGTTTATATTTTATTTGGTGCGAATCCAACTGCTGTATCTACTGCTGGTTCTTCAACAATCTTTATACCTGCTGACCAACCTGAAATTTTTAAAGTTTCACCTGGTGAAAAAGTTGCTGTGATTGGTAGTGCTGAAGTTTCAGTTACTGAAATGTCTGGCTAATGGCTAGACAAAAGTTTGTTCATTTTGTTCCAAGACCAAAGCCAAGAAAAAGACCTGGCAAACATAAAAAATCTCAGAACAAAAATGAAAAAAGACAAAAAAAACAAAAAAGATATAAAGGTCAAGGCAGATGAAAAAAGATATAATTTTAGATGGACTGCAAAAAACAACTTACATGAAAGACGACATGGAAGGTAAAATTGCAGTTAAAGAAGAAGTTAATATTGATTCACACCTAAAGCATAACAAAGAATTGCTAAATATGAATGATGGCTATTCTAAATCAAGAGATTTAAAAAGAGTAGCCAGTATTCCAACTATTGCTTTAAGTGTCTGGGCAAATGAGTATAATGGTGATAGTAATTGGTTTGGACTACCACCAGAAGTTCAAAAAAAAATATTAAAGAAAAAATTAAATAGCAGCGAATTTAGATATTTTAGAACTGCTGAAGGAAAATTATAATGGCACTAGCAACATATTCAGATTTAAAAACATCAATTGCGAACTGGTTAAACAGATCCGATTTAACTAATGAGATTTCAGAAGATTTTATTGTACTTACTGAAAAAGATTTTAATTCTAAATTAAGAATTAGAAAAATGAATGAAACAAATAGTTCTTTTACTATTGATTCTGAAACAGTAGCGTTACCAACTGGATTTTTACAAGTAAGAGATTTTTATATTTTACAAGGTGGCACTAAGTATGCACTAAAATATATTACTCCTGCACAAATGGATCAAATAAAAGGTGGCTCAACATCTGGTATGCCAAGCACATTTACAATACTTGGAGATAACTTTAGATTTGCACCAAGTCCATCAGCTTCTTACACAGGAGTTATTAATTACTTTAAAGAATTTGATGCTTTATCAGATTCTAATACATCCAATTATATTTTAACTAATCATCCAGCTATATATTTATATGGATCATTATATCATGCTGCTAACTTTTTAGGTGGTATTGAGCCAAGACAAGTTCAACAATGGCAACAAATGTATTCAACTGCTATGGAAAGACTTGAGAGAAATGATAGAGAAGATCAATATGGAAATGCACCATTACAACAAAGAGGTGATGTAACTGTTGCAGGTTCATTTAATGATAACTTTGTTGCAATAACAAATAACAACCAATAGGATAATAATGCAAATACCCTTTGGAGAATGGCTACCTGACCAACCAGAACATAATAATCCTGGTGCGAATGTTGCTAACAATGTGTATTTTGCAAGACAATCTTATAAACGATTTCCTTCATTAGTTAATTATTCAACAAATACTATTTCTACAGATAGTAGAGGAGCTGGTTCTTTTAGAGATAACTCTAATACTGTATTTAATTTTGTTGCAACCAATACAGACTTATATCAATTAGATGGTGGAACATTTACTTCAAGAAAAGGAAGTTTAACAGGTGGCAATACAGACTTTTGGACATTTACTCAATTTGGAAATTATGTAATTGCAAGTAATGGTGTAGATGCACCTCAATACTATTTAATGGGTACATCAACTAACTTTGCAGATTTATCTTCAATTGCAACATCAGGTACAGTTCCAACTTTTAAAGTATCAGGAGTTATTAGAGATTTTTTAGTAACTGGTAATCACACAAATAATTCTAATAGAATACAATGGTCAGGAATTAATGATATTTCTACTTGGGCAAATGGTACTAAACAATCAGACTTGCAAGACCTACCAGGATCAGGTGGACAAATAACTCACATAACTTCTGGAGAGATTTCATATATTTTTAGACAAAACCAAATAGTTCGTATGGACTATGTGGGTGGTGCAACAGTATTTAGACTATCAGTTATATCACCAAATAGAGGAGCTGTTTATGGAAGAACAGTTTGTCAAGATAATCGTAGAGTATTCTTTTATGCTGATGATGGTTTTTTTGAAATTAATGGAGATCAAGTTATCTCAATTGGTGCAGAAAAAGTAAATAGATTTTTTGATACAGATTTAAACAAAGCATTTAGTGATAGAATATGTGCTGCTGTTGATCCATTTAATCAATTAGCTTTATGGTTATATCCAAGTGCATCAGATACAGCTAATACAACTGGTATCTGTGATAAAGTTTTAATTTATAATTATGCAACTCAAAAATGGTCAACTGCCGAAGCTAATGCTAGTACAATATTTTCACAATTCGTTGGTGCTTATACTGTAGAATTAATGGATATTATTTCAGAAAACTTAGATAATATTAATATTGCATTAGATACTGACTTTTGGAATGGTGGACAATTATTATTAGGTGCTATTGATAGCGATTATAAAGCTGCTATTTTTTCAGGTACTGCAAATGAAGGTGAAATAGAAACTTCAGAAAGAGAGTTGTTTCCTGGACTAAGATCAAATATAACAGGGGTAAGACCAATTGTTGATGCGGAAGCTACAGTAACAATTTCTACAAAAGACAAACTTGCTGATAGTCCAACTATATCAAGTGTATCAAGCATGAATACATCAGGTATTAATCCAGTAAGACAATCTGGTAGATATGTTAAAATTAATGTAAAAATACCTAGTGGTGGGGTTTGGAAAGATGCTCAAGGAATTGATTTAGTTGCCTCAAGAGGAGGGTTGCGATGACAGATAAAAGTGATATAGATAATGTTAGATACAGTTTTGAAACTCAAGAGTTCTTCCAAAGACAAATTGAAGAAGCTATTAACACATTAGTAAATGAAAAGAACCAAGAGAACAATAAAGCATACGCTTGGTTTATAGGAGATTAATATGGCAGGAATAAAAGATTATTCAACAACACAGGCAAACAACACAGATTTAAATGGTATTTCTACTGCCGAAGGGATGCTACCTTCTAATCTAAACAATGCAATTAGAGCATTGATGAAAAATACTAGAGACTGGTATAATGATTCACAATGGGTAGAATATGGTGATGGTTCAGGTGCTTACACAGCAGCTTATGCAAGTGCAACATCTTTTACTATAGCTGGTGTTGATGTAACATCTTTTTATCATGCAGACAGAAGAATTAAAGTTATAGCTCCAACTCCAGGAACTATTTATGGAACAATTAGTTCATCATCTTTTTCTACAAACACAACAGTCAATGTAACATGGGATAGTGGAAATTTATCTAATGAAGCTATTACCAATGTATTTGTAGCAGCTCTTTCAAAAACTAATACTTCTATTCCAGGAGGTGTTATTGGTACAGCTCAATTAGCAGATGGATCAGTTACGACTGCAAAGATTGCAGCAGATGCAGTTAATGGAGATAAGATTGCAGATGACAGTATAGATTCTGAGCATTATGTAGATGGCAGTATTGATACTCAACATATTGCAGACTCACAAATTACAAATGCCAAGATGGCAGCTAACTCAGTTGATTCAGATCAATATGTAGATGGATCTATAGATACAGCACACATAGCCGATTCTCAAATTACTAATGCTAAAATGGCTGCTAATTCTGTGGACTCAGATCAGTATGTTGATGGCAGTATAGACACAGCTCACATTGGAGATAGCCAAGTAACAACTGATAAGATTGCAGATTCAAATATTACTTCAGCAAAAATTTTAGATGGTACTATTGTTAATGCAGATATTAATGCTAGTGCTGCAATAGATGCTACTAAAATCCATGATGGTACAATTTCAAATACAGAATTTGGTTATCTAAATGGTGTAACATCAGCAATACAAACTCAAATAGATTCTAAATTAACAGCATCTTCAAATTTATCAGATGTATCTTCAGCTAGTACAGCTAGAACTAATTTAGGTTTAGGAACGATTGCTACTCAAGATGCAAATAATGTTTCTGTTAGCGGTGGTTCAATTACTGGTCTTGGTGATCCCTCTGTTTCATCTGAAGCTGCTACTAAAAATTATGTAGATCAAGCTGTTGCAGGATTAAGAACTAGAGTTATTGCAGAGGCAGCTACTACTGCAAATATAGATTTAACAGCAGACTTACAAAATGGTGATACACTTGATGGTGTAACATTAGTTACTGGAGATAGAGTTTTAGTTAAAGATCAAACAGATGCTACAGAAAATGGATTATATCTTGTAGTTGCAAGTGGTACAGCTAGTAGAGATCCACAATTTGACACAATAGCTGAACTATCTGGTCAGATGATTGTAGTCAATCAAGGTACAGCAAATGATAATAAAATCTTTTTATGTACTACTGATTCTGATGCAACTATAGGTGTAAGTAATATTACTTATACACAAGTTACTCCAGCTAATGTTGGAACAGTAACTTCAGTAGGAGTGGCAGATTCAGGTTCATCAGAATTTACAGTAACTGGCTCACCAATCACATCTTCAGGTACAATTAATTTAGCAGTTAATTCTATTGCTAATACTAAGATTACTGGATTAGGAACTGCTGCAACATTAAATGTTGGAACTTCAGCAAATAATGTGGTACAATTAAATGGTTCAGCTCAACTACCTGCTGTAGATGGAAGTCAATTAACAAACATAGATGCTGCAAGTCCTGGATTTGCAATAGCTATGGCAATAGCTTTATAAGGAGAAAACATGGCACAAAACTTTAGAAGATACACTTCAAATGATGTAGGCACTTCTGCTGCAACATTATTTACTGCTGACAGTTATGATACTGTAGTAGGAATATCTGTTGCAAATGTTACAGCTTCTGCTGTAGTAGCATCTGTCTATATTAATGATGGTGCTAATGATATTTACTTAATTAAAGATGCACCTATTCCAGCAGGTTCATCACTTCAAGTTCTTGATGGTGGTGCTAAATTTGTTGTTCAATCTGGTGATGCTTTAAAAGTAATATCAGACACAGCTTCATCTTTAGATGTTTGGGTATCAACAGTAGACGCAATTAGTTCATAGGAGTTTAAATGGCTTATATTGGTAAACAACCAACAGCAGTACCTTTAACAAGTTCTGATTTAGAAGATAATATAGTTACATCTGCAAAGATTACTGATGGAACAATCGCATTAGCTGACTTATCTGCTACAGGTACAAAAGACTCAACTACATTTTTAAGAGGCGATAACACATTCGCTGAAGCTGGTGGTGGTGCTTGGAATTTAATTAGCACAACAACACTTAGTTCAGATGCAACTGTTACTGTTTCTGGTATGGATAGCACTTATAAAAATTACTGTATGATATTAAATAATTTACATCCATCAAATAATAATATTCATTTACAAGGTAGAGCAATTATAAGTGGTTCTCCTTATACAACTGGAAATTATTTTAGTATAGTAGAACATTCAAGAACTGGAAATGCTAGTGTTGAGTTTGATAATAATGAACTTTTCACTTATTGGAATTTTACACATGATAGTGAAGGAATGGGAAATGCAAATTCTGATAGTATGAATATGATTATAAATATTTACAATCCATCAGAAACAAGTTTTGAAAAAATGATTCAAACACAAGCTACTTATAATCATAATATTGTTAATAATATGTTTTCAAGAAGTTATAGTCTTAACACTATTCGATCAATTACATCAGCATTTACTGGAATACAATTTTTTCCTTCAGGTGGAACTTTAGATACAGGAACAATTAAATTATATGGAATTTCATAGGAGAGTTTATGCCAAGACAACATAACATTAATGGAAATAAAGTACCTTTTACAGCATCAGAAGAAGCTGAATGGGATATTAAAGAACAAGAATGGAATAATAATGTTTTTAATAGAGCAATATACACATTAAGAACCAAAAGAAATAAACTATTAGCAGATACAGATCATTATGCTTTATCAGATCAAACTTTATCTGCTGAAATGAATACATATAGACAACAACTAAGAGATTTAACAAATGGATTAACTACTGTAGAAGATGTAAATAATGTAGTATATCCAACTAAACCAAGTGAATAATTATGGCATATATAGGTAAGACACCAGTAATAGGAAACTTTCAAAAGTGCGATAGCATAGCTGTCGTTAATGGTCAAGCTGCATACACCTTACAAGTAGGGGGAACAAATGTTTCTCCACAATCTGAAAATCATATGCTGGTATCTTTAAATGGTATTCTTCAAGCACCTGTAGATTCATTCACAGTATCTGGTTCTACCTTAACCTTTGCTAGTAACCTAGTTACTGGTGATGTCATAGACTTTGTAATGATATTGGGGAATGTATTAGACTTAGGTGTTCCATCAGATAATACAGTTTCACTTGCTAAACTAACAGCAACAGGAACTAAAGATGCTACAACCTTTTTAAGAGGAGATAATACTTTTGCAGAAGCTGGTGGTGGTAATACAATTTCAATAACTCATGTTCAAGATACAACAAATTATTCTCAAACAAATCAAGGAGAAACAGTTTTTGGAAGTGGTTTAACATTTACTCCAGCATCTACTTCATCACAAGTAGTAGCTTTTATAGAAGCTCATGCAGGAGTAGGAAATGATGGCAGCGATAATGATGCAAGATCATTAATTAGATTTTATTCAATTAATTCATCTGGAGATGGAGTTGAAGAACTAGGCAGTTATGCAGAATTTGGTCATATAAATATGCAAGCATCAAGTCATGAAATATATGGTTATTTTACATCTGTAATTAGTAATTGCCAAAGAGATAGTTCAAATAATGTTGTTATAAAACTTACAGCTGTTTCAAATCAAGATCCAGGTACAACAGTTTATCTTTATAATCATAGAGCAGTATTTATGGAGATTGGATAATGAAACATATTATAAAATTTAATAAAGCAATTTTATCTTTACAACCTAATGCTAAATTTTCAGCAAGAAGTATAGATGAAAATAATTCAGAAATAATAGATTGGATTGATGATACAATACCTCAACCAACTGCATCTGAAATAAATGCTAAAATTACTGAATTAGAAAATATTGAAAATAATAAACCAGCTAATAAAGCATCTGGCAAACAAAAACTTTTAGACTTAGGTTTAACTGAAGAAGAAGTAAAAGCATTGATAGGAGTATAACCCTATGGCTTTAAAGTTCGCAGTAAATAATTCATTAAGTGC